GCAGAAGGAGGGCGTACAGCATGAGTGAATTTGAACGGCAGATTTATGCAGACCTGAAATCCACAGACCGTGTCTCGCTCTGGGTGGCTAAGTGCATGGAGCTTGCAGAATTTTCATGCATCTTAACGGATGAAGATATTGATGGAATTGCTATGGTATACAAAACGATGCGAAAGAAGGATGACCCATGCAAATCTTGATAAATCTGGCGGTCTTGGCCGTCGCACTGGCGGTTGTGGCCGCGCTGGCCTGCATTGCCGCGGGGAGGGATGGGCGATGAAAACGGAAAAGTGTAAAATCTGCGGAACGGAGATTGAGAGAAAAGGGCCGGGGTGCAAGCCGAAATACTGCGACGTGTGCCGGGCCGAACGGCGGCGCGCGTCACAACGGAAAACCTACCATAAAAAGGAAGAACAAAGAAAGGCGCAGGAGGCAATGCACAAGCTGGCGCCTGCGCGCAGCCTTTCGATGAACGAGCTGTTAAGGGAGCTGGAGCAGTTCAATGCCAAGCGCCGGCAAATGGGGCTGGATCCGGTGAGTTACGGCCGGTATGTGGCTTTTCGGGATGCGAGCGAGGGGCCCACAAACGAAGAAATGAGTTTGGGGTAGCGAGCACGCTGGCCCCTGTGGGGCCAGTGACCGAACGCGCGGTTTCGCCGCAGGCGAAATGGAGGGCGATTTAAGCCCGACAAGCGCCGGGATGAGTACATAAAAGAGATATAAAAAGGATACCGTCCGCGGCATTTTTTTGCCGCGGACACTTCCGTACACACGCGGCCATGGGGCCGCGAAAGGGCTTGTATGGAGTATTAAGTTAAGGACGCAGAGAGGAGAAAAGAAGATGGGAAGGCGGTGCAGGTTTGTGCGGGAACAGCGGCACGTGTGTGGGGACAACTACATGGAGATAGACCTGTACCCAATCTCGGAGAGGGAGAAGGGCGCCAGCCTTTCGGCAAAGAGACGGCAGGCAAGCAGCCGCATCCAACAGAACCTGAACGCCAGGAATGCAAGGCGGTATTTCATCCAGCTGCTGAATGCGAATTTTACGGAGAGTGACATCCATTGGACGGGAACGTATGACGACGCGCACCTGCCGGACAGTATCGAACAGGCGGACCATGATTTGGAGTTGTTTTTGCGCCGGGTGAGAAGCCAAAGCAGAAAGCGGGGCTTGCCTGCGCCGCGTTTTATAGCCGTGACGGAGTGGCGGGAAGAAGGCGACGGCCTTCCAGCGGTGCGGGTCCACCATCATGTGGTACTGAGCTGCGGGCTTTCCCGCGACGAGCTGGAGAGGCTGTGGTACAGGGGGAAAGATAAAGAGCGGCTGGGCATTACCAATGCGGACCGGCTGCAATTTGACCGGGAGAGCCTGGAGCGGCTGGGGAACGACCTGACCAAAAAAAAAAAAACCGAAAGACGCCA